TGAGTGATGTAGAGAGTGCTCATCGCTCCTCCCCACCGAATAGTTCATCCCACTCGCTATCGAGTATGCCCGTCATGAGAAATTCTCTCTCTGACGGATTCAGGAATGGAAACGCATTCTGAATGCTGTCACCTTCCATCGTCCAGTTGTACCAGCCCTGCGACATGCGCTGGATACTGTGGTCTACCACAATCTCCTTCTTCAAATCGAGTGACTTGACGCGGGTACGCTGCATCCCATTCAGTTCTTCAAGGTAGTATTTCATGCCCATTCGATTGACACGATTCAATGCCATCATTCCGCCACCTCAGTCCTATCGAATTCGTCCTGTAGAATCTTCACTAGTTCCTGCGCGCGTTCCTTCGTGATAAATCCAGCCTTCATAGCCTGGAATATCATCTGAAACTGACGCTCGTATTCCTGCTCAGTCATCAGTTACCCCTTTTCAGTATGACATCGAACGTCACGTCCTGCGTGAAGATATCAGGCGGACCAACGTCCGGGTCAGTTTCGTCAGTCAGCATATCTCGAAGCTGTTCAGCCGCGAGTATTACGATTCTCGGGTCCGCATCTTCCTTCAGATACACACGGAACTCAATGTAGTTTTCCATCATTCTCCCCATTCAATCGGTTATGCCCAGTGATATGCGCCTAGTCAGATTCGAACTGACACTACGCAGATTTTAAGTCTGCTGCCTCTGCCAGTTGGGCTATAGGCGCACAGGTGTAGTGATTACCGTTTCTCGTTCCACCACACTACAGCCACGAGTGCGTATAGCATGATGATACCCAACCAGTTCACCCAGGATAGCTTGCCCATATTACTCTACCTTCGTGATAATCTCGGTAATCATGCAGCCGGTAGCGCAGAACGGACAGAGATAGAAGTCGCCACGCGTAGTCTCGTACACTTCGACGTTCTCACAGTGAACGTGGAAGTTGTGATACACGACTAAATCCTCGTGTGGCGGAGAATCCACGCCACCGAAATGTCCCTCGTGCTCGCATTCGCAGATATATTCCATGTCAGTCTCCCGTAGTTACCGGCTACCCACTATTGAGTAGCCGGTGTGTTAGTAGTTCAGCCTCGCGCTGCGATTTGCTTGTTTTTCTTCGAGCGATGCGCGTTGATGATAGCGTTACCCAGCTCCACGCCGATAGCGTTATCGTTCCACTGTTGAATCTCCGTCTTATTCATCGTGTTATGAAACTGAATGCGCTTACGCTCAATGATGGCGTCCAACTGCGCGTCGATAGCAGTAAGACCCTGCATGTGAGCATAGATAGCATTCACCGACGTAGCCGTGGAGCCGATACGCGCGCATCGGTCCTCACACTGTTGCTCCTTACCAGGATTCCACTGGCGTTCGTGCATGATAAGGTCTGAACACGTCTGAAGATTCAGTCCCTCTCCAGCGGCTAGCTGTGATGCGACGATGATAGCGCGCGGCGCATTGTTGAACGCTACCTGAATATCGTAGCGAACCTTAGCATCCGTGCCCGCGTCAATCTTGTATACGGGAAACTGCTTCCCGTATTTCTCCAAGATAGACTCGTACAAAAATCCTTGCACCTCGACATGATGCGCGAATACGATGAGTTTCCTATCCGTGTCCTCTACGAACTCGTCGATGTATTCCAGCGTAGCAGGAATCTTCGCGATGCCCACCAACTGTCGCATCTTCGCCATCGCAGCGAGTATGTGGATGCCGGATGCCTGCTGCCGGTTATCCTCAAACCACTTCATGAATTCATCTACTGCGATGTCATACTCGCGTTCCTGCGTTTCGTCCATCGTGACATTGAGCTTCGTCCTATTCGTAGACGGCAGTTCAGGCATCACTACTGACCTTTCACGACGGATGATGATGTCCTTCGTGTATTCGCGGAAACGTGCGATGTTGCGGATACCACCTTCGGTGAGTCGCGGGCCGACGTAGTATTGGTCTACCCACTGGCGCCTGAACGCTGCCTCGGACCCAAACTTGATAGGGTCCATCATGTTGAGTGCTGGAAACAATTCACTCCCTCTGTTATTCCATGGCGTCCCTGACAGCGGGATAACCTTACGTCCCTTCACCACCTTACGCACCATTTGCGTGCGCGAGGAATCTACGTTCTTGATTTGCTGGCATTCGTCGAGCACTACGCACTTGATACCCACGCGGTCAAACTGCGTGATGTCGAACCCTGAGCGTACTTCCTTGCCCTTGACCATACGAACTTTGGGCACCAGAATGTCATACCCGGCGATGTAGTTCTTCAGACCGGGTATGAGCCAGTCCTTCGACGTGTTGATAATCTGCGGCACATGGTCATCTCCCATCCAGTTAATGATGAAATCTGACGTTTGCCACTTCGTACCATTCTTCACCAGCCAGAGCGTAGGATTGCATAGCTCAGGATGGTATTTGATGACTCCACCAGCCTGTATGGTCTTACCCAGGCCCATGTCATCGAAACATGCTACGCCGTGCGCGATGGACAGACCCTTTTCCAGAAACTTCATACCTTCTAGCTGAAATGGGTATGGCCGTTTGCGCCCACACTTCAGGCAGTTGTTCTTGTCCCATGTATGTTTGCAGTTAGGGTCGCCATACGCTTGAAACTTGTGGAATGGCGTACCCTTAGGAATCTGCTTGATGAGCGTGTGACCACATTCCAGATAGATAAACTTCAAATCTGGCGTGTTGTCGTTCTCGCTCAGTATGGTCTTTTCGTCCTTCTGTACTGCTACCTTCCCGCAGTATTCACACTTATCCTGCAACCGAGTGATGTTATACTTCGGTGTCCGGATGGTATGTTCCTCGAATGTCACTTCCACGTCGGCCCCTGAGCGTATGGCATCGATAATTTCTGGACTCAGGGAGAGATTCGAGCATGGCAGCGTGTTGTCGCATCCTATCTCGCGTGCCTTAGCGGCCCATACTGCGTCGTGCCCGTGACCTGGACAGAGCGCGTGGGCTACTTCATGCCGAATGGTGTTAATCACATCGGGCGTCGGATGGATGTCGATATGATGCGCGGACAGGATAATGCACTTATCCTTATACGAGCATAGACCCAGAAAACGACTATCTGGATTCTGATTGAGCCTTACAGCCCAATCCTCTAGCTTGTGCTTGTTGAGTTCTTCCCGCAGTATGCGGCTAGCTTCCTGTCGTGTCATGGTAGTCGCTACGCTCCTACCGTATAGTGTCGTGTCATGATATTCTATGTCCTCTCGGATACGACTGTATGTGAATGACTACTTAGAGTCGGCAGGAATCTTGCCCTGCAAAATAGCAAGTTCGCGTGCGGCTACTTGCGCCGACATGTTGCGCGTTTTCATCATAAGCGATGCGCCGAACATGTCCACGCCATACTTCGCGCATTCAGCCTTCAGAAGCGCGCGTGCCGATGCTGAATTGTTGCTGTTTGCCGAAGTGACAGCCTTAACTGTCTTAGGCTTAACAGTTTTCGGTGTGACCGGCTGGTAGGTGAAATCTACTGACTTGAAATGCTCGCGCTGAGTAGCCGTGAGCTTACCGATAGTCGTCTGAACCGCGCGCTGATACTCTTTCGCCATGTTAGCGGCTTCGAGCACAGCCTTACGCGCTTCAAACTCTACTTGCTGGAAGTGTTGCATACGCGCCTGGACTCGCTTCGCGTATTCAAACGTCTTTTCGCTCTCCGCGATGGACTCATCGGCCATGATTAGGCCATGCAATTCGATGAGTGCTACAGTTGGCGACGTGAAGATATCACCCTTCGCCTGAACATTCGCGTCTACCGTAGCCGCTACTTCCAGCTGAACCGTCACATTCGACTCTCGCACAACACAGTGAACGCACATCATCATGCCGTGATGCTCGGAGCACATGACATTCTTACTGTCAGTGCAGCATTCACAGTCCATTTTAACTTCGCGCTGTTTGATGGCCATTATCGCTTCCTTCCCATCTTCTGGCTACGAGTAGATGCGACGGGAGATGCGACGGGAGTCGGAGTGTAGCGTGGCGTCCGAGTAGCACGTGTGAGTAGCGACGGGTTGCGGTGCCAGTTACATTCGCCGCGACGGAACTCTACCATCGTATCCTGCGTGTTTTCGACGATGGTAGGCCACTTTTGGACGCGCTTCGCCCGCTTACAGACTGTGCAATAGAATCTTTTCATGATGTTTTCTGTCCTTCCGGAATCAGACGTGATGGACGTGCTGTGAAATGCTGGAAAGTACTTTGACACGTTACACGTCCTTTCGGATTACATGTTTCATACTCGTAGTCGCCTACTAGTATGGCTGACCGGGACGGTCGGCACTGACTACGATAGCACGGTTCCGGGGGCCAGGTCAAACGGCCGTAACTGGCCTAGAATCAACGATTTGCAAGGTCCGACCGAATCGGTCGCCATTCCGAATCGAGCGGACCCTGCCGTTCCGCTAGTATGCGCCTATTCGCTGTCGGGGTCGTATACTTCTACCTCGTCCTCCTCCTGATTCTCTGTACTGTGTTCCGGCCGAGTGGAGTGCGTGTTAGTCTCAGAAGGAAGTGGACTCTTGCCCAATGATGTTACTCCCTTCGGTTTGGGCATCACTTCATCCAGATATCTACCAATGATATCCGTTTTCTCGGTGCAGCTATCGCACATCGGCTTATCATTCTTCATGTTGTCGGGTAACAACTGGAATGACTTCTCACAGCTCCAACAAATGCTGTTACGACCCATTGGAGCGGGAGCCATGTTACGCGGCATGTAGTGAGTACAGCCATCGATACCCGAACATGCCCAGAGTCTATCCTCACGACGGAAATACTGATGAGTGTGATTTACCGTACCTGTTCTACCCATGTTATGCTCCTTTTCCTACTCGTATGCTACTTTCGTATACCCTGTCCCCGAGCTTCTCGCCGAAATACCCTGTTTTGGGGGGAGTGGGGGAGTCAGAGATAGAGAGAGTCTAGCCCATAAAAGGGCCAATGTCAACCCTGTCGAGGTGTCCTGTTTCGGTGACATCTACTAATTTCTTCCTTTTACTTTTTATTAAAAAAAAAAAAAATAAAAAAAAGGAAATAAGAAAAGCGAGCGGAAAAAGCGGATGTCCTGAAAAGGGGACGGCTAATGTGGGCTAGGTTCTCTCTATCTCTCTCTCCCTACTCTCCCCTCCCTACAGGCATACTAATATGAACTACGCACAGGGACGCACACAGGGACTATCCCAAAATGATATATGCCCGAGCGAAGCGAGGCCGCGCACAGGGACTAATTTTGATTACTGTATGGTCATACATGTAGGCGCATACTCGTATGGTCATACCTGTAGTGGCTAGTCCACTTTGCTCCAGCAAGTTGAGTCTACGAAACTCATCGTATTTGAGTGTCGGCTGCTCAACTTTATAATGCAAAGTTTAGCGGTTCACTAGCAGGTTATGTGAGTGTACGAATGTCATCGTACATTGTCGGTCGGCGGGTAGCCAGTAGCGAGCGCGGCTGATACCTGGCTGAATTGATAGCGGCTGACTGGCGGGTAGTGTCGGCGGGTAAACGTGAAAATACCCGCTAGCCTGACGTAGCACTAGCGGGTATCAGTCGCGCGAGGTAGGCGCTAGTTACCCGACTGGCGACACAATCCGACTATGCGCCGTTCGTTGTCCCTGCGAGCGGCGTATCCCTGTCGCGCGGCTACTTCCATAGCGATAGCCAGTTCCACGAACGTGGACAACGATACGCCCATGCGAGTAGCCGCCGCGGCTGCCTTTACCCACGTCGCCTGTCCGCCCTTGCTCACGTAGAGCGTTCGCGTAGCCACTAGCGCAGACCCTCGCTACGCTGTTGCGCGTTCTTCCATGCTGACGAACGCTCGATACGCGAGTGGAGCGCGTCTAGCAGGATGGCGCTAGCCGTGAGTGTGTCCAGCCCGCTAGCATGGAGTGTAGCCAGCGCCTTACGGAAGCGCCGATAGTCGGAAACGGTCAGCGATGCGAGTAGCAGTTGATTACGTGGAGTCAGATAGTTGTCAGTCATGGTTAGCGGTTCCCTCGGTAGGCGAATGCAAACGTTGCAACGGTGATGAGTAGAAACACGACGAACGGAAGCATCCTAGAGTAGCCGGTCAGTTTGGCGAAGCATGGCGTTGTATTCACGTTGTGCCAGTCTGCCAGCGTAGGACGACTCCATAATCATGGAGCGCGCGCAACCCTGCTCGATGCAGTAGCGGAGAATCCCGGTCATGTTCGCGCGAGTATCGCTCTGCATGAATGCTTCGATACGCTGAACCGCTGAAGTAGCGGACATTTAGCGCGATACCTGGCTGATACGTGGAGCATTGAAGTTGACGACGCGAGCGGCTGTCGGCGACTGGACAACGATACGCTCTACCTGATTGTGTTTGAGGTAGTCAACGAACGCGAGCGCGTCATCCTGCGAGTTGAAATGCTGAACGCGAGCGCCATAGCGCGAGAGAGTGAATCGGACTGTGTAGCGGTCAGTGTTCACGATAGTTTCCTCGTTAGTGTTTCGCGTTTCGTCCTACATGGACTCAACGGACTGGCTAGTAGCCAGTGACGCGAAACGGACTGGCAGCATGTAGCCACCAGTCCGTTATGTGAGTGTTAGTCAGCCCATGCGATACCGAGCGCGGCGCTGGCCTTTGCGCGCGCTTCCGTTTCGCTTGCGCCTGCCGACTTGAAAATCTTCGTCATCTCGCGAAGCTTCAATTGGTCGTCCGTTTCGAGCGTCGGCTTCTTGATGCCCGCGAGGTTCAGCGCCTGAAGCATTCCCTTCTGGCGAGCATTCGCTTTTTCCTGCGCGTTGACGACATCCACGATATCGGCTTTCGACGGCCACTTGCCCGCCGTCTCTACGGCATCCGGCGTCAGAAACTTCCATGCGCGAGCGTAGTAGGTGAGTGGCGTTTCCAACTTCTGACCGTAGGCGGACTCCATGACGCCGGAAAACTCGTATTCCTCGACGCCAGCCGGAAGTGGCGTAGCGGGTGCGACTGGCGTAGCGGTTTCGTTCGTTTCGGTCGTGTTCTGTTCGCTCATGTTCTGTTCTGCTCCATGTATCGGGCTGACTCCATGCCAGCGCCGAACCTTTACGCCGCGCGATTCTGTCCGCTAGCGGCAAACTGGCCTATCCGTTAGGGGTCTAGGTTGTGGTGTCTCACGACAGCGCCTAAACGCTTAAAGGGAATCGGCACCTAACAGTGTCGCATGGCTGTCAATAGCGCGTGGAAACGGGCCGCCCAGTCGCTCACTGGTGAGCATTTCGTGCGGTTTCGGGTGCGAGGTTGGCGGCCTGTCTGACCGGCTGTGAGGCGATTTGCGGGGTTTTCTCCCGGTGTCCGGCTGTGTGGCCGGTCAGCTAGTCCGACCCCGTAGGCGAGCGCGTAGCCAGTCGCCTATCAGCCAGGTATCGAGTAGGCGCCTATCAGCGGAGAACGGCTAGCAGACATCCGGGCATTACGTCAATTTGCGTTATGGGCACCGGCTGTGCTAGCGCCGTGGTCTGACCACTTACCATGCGGGCTGTGCGAGTGGTCATACCACTTGCTTTGTCAAGTGACCGCGTGGTCTTACCACTTGCTTGTCAAGTTAATTAGTGGTCATACCACTTGGACGCGCCCTGACATTTGCGCGCTTGTCAAGTTTTTATTTTCGACGTTTTTCCTAGGGATTTCGCACATTACGTCGCTTCACGTAGCCAAGTGGTCATACCACTGGGGGGTACACCCATGAAAGTGGTCATACCACTTGCACCTCGGTTCGGGCTGCCTACAATCAAATGTTGGTCGGAAAATATAGTAGGAATATATAATATGATAAGCTACAATCAAAAGTGTCAGGGAAAAGATAGTACGAATAGTTAGTATATAAAATTAGGGTCCCATACTAAGATACTATACTATAGGAAAGAGTCTCATACCTTGACCTATGTCGGTAGCTGCAACTCCCTCAGAATCAATGGGTTAGGTGGGCTTGACAAACGGGATCGACCGACCTAGACTAGCTCATGACCAAAGCCGAACTAGGTAAGATGTTAGGAGTTAAGTTAGTTGAAGAACCCATAAAGAAATGTTGGTTCATACGAGACAGAGATTGGTCGAACTATACTACTATAAAGGGACTAGCAGCACATAGAGTCTCATACAGTGCAGCAATAGGTCCACTTAAGGTAGGAATGGAAATCTGTCATAGATGTGATAGAAAAGGATGTATCAATCCTAAACATCTATTTCAGGGTACACATTCCGATAACATACAAGACGCGCGTAAGAAACATAGGATATTTAATATTAGAGTAGTACCTAAACTACATAACATAACTAAAGAAGAACGTGATTGGGCTAGAATGAAACATCTTCGTAGATTGGTTGGGAGTTAGAGTATGCCCATAGGATTAGTTTCAGATGATGATTTCTTACGTGAACTGAGCAGGACGGTACCTGGTGGTAAGATTACTCCGGTAGTTCCTCCTACTGATACACTTACTGAAGTGGTGGATGCCCCTACAATTACGAGGGATGCAGTAGTAGAGGACACGCACTCTGCTGGACGTAACAAGGGTGACACGAACGTACCCGAGTCATTACGGAAAATCATTGGTGAGGAAGCAGTCATTCATGGCAGGGCTTCCGCACTTCAGTTGGCGAAGGATGTAGGTGTATCCCCCTCATCCGTGAGTGCGTATGCGAAAGGTGCAACGAGCACCGCGAGCATCAAGTCCCCCGTCAAGTCGATTCTGACACACATCAACAAGTCGCGTGTACGTGCGGTGAAGCGCGCGTCCTCTACTCTGAACGCTGCGCTTGGAGCCATCACGCAGGACAAGTTGGACTATGCTGATGTGAAGGATCTATCGACTATCGCTAAGGATATGTCGGTGATCATTAAGAATCTCGAACCCCCACCAGATAAACCAGGTGAAGGTGAGACTAAGGCGCCAGCTTTCGTAATCTTCGCTCCACAATTCAGGAGAGAAGAACAGTTCGAGACCATCACAGTTCAGGAGTAGTCATGCCTCTCACATCTATTCATACAGATCCGCTCCGTCCTGTGTTGAAGTCAGTCACTCCACCAGTTCTCACCACAGTTGAGCAGCGTGATTACTTGTGGTTGATTCTGGATCTGTGCTGCTCAGATTCACGATTCGCTGAGAAGGCATACGCGGCCATCCTACTCGTACTCGCAGGTGGAGCTGAGCCTCTCCCTCCCGAAGTAGTTCTACCCAATCCTGTAATCACATCTCTGGTTCCATCTACCGCTGTAGTTGGTGGAGCTGACTTCACCTTACAAGTTCTGGGTACAGGATTCACAGCGACCGCAGTCATTCACATCAATGGTACCGCAGCATCTCCTACTACATTCGTGAGTGCGACAGAACTTACCACTCCGGTAGATATGGGACTGGTGCTCGCTCCTGTAGTTGCTCCGATTACAGTAGTTGATCAGGGAGTTGTATCAGCTGCATTGGACTTCACTGTGACATCTCCTGTAGTGCTGAGTGCGGCGAAGATCAAGGAGATTGGTGACAACATTGTGAAGAAGCATGATGAGCGCGAGGGGAAGAAGTAGATGCCCACCGAGTTACTCTCCCCCGGCCCACCCACATTACTGAAGGCTGGAGTTGCATACGCATTACCAGCTGTGAAGGTGATGGTGTTCTCTGACTCAGCCGCTACACTCAGTGTCAGTAATACATTGGCATTCACTGCGTCTGCACCTCTGACACTCACAGGTGGAGTCGCTCAGGTAGCGGGCGGTGGATTCATCAAGGCGAGTGCTGACGCTACCGTCACAGTTAAACGCGACTAATTGGGGGTATATGACTTTACGCGCACTCACCATTACACTGTTGGTCGCGCTCGGAGTGTCATGCAGTGACACGAACATTATTATTCCTACTTCTCCTAGTGCTGTCGTTACTTCCCCTACTAATCCTGGCAATCCTAACAACCCGGTAGTTCAGACGCACAAGATTGAGTTCCGTGTAACGGGTAATGCGTTGGGAGCGCGCGTCAGATACTCGAATTCCAACGATGGACTCGCACAAGTTACGACAGTTCTACCCTTCGTGTTCAATATGACTACTTCCCAGCAGTCATTATTCCTGAGCATCGAGGCTACTCCAACTAGCTATTCAGTATTGACCACATTCCCATTCATGTCCGCCCAGATCTTCGTAGACGGATTACTGTTTCGTGAGTCATCCTCGTCCGATTTCTTCTTACAGACGATCACAGCTAGTGGGACGTGGAGGCAGTAATGGGTTTCATGAATGCGATGGGCAAGGCGTTTAAGGCACCAATCAAACCAATCCAGAAGATGGTGAATAAGGCACCTGGTATGGGTGCAATGAATAAGGCTGTTGGTAAAGTACCTGGTATGAACGCTATGGGTGGCGCTCTCGGTATTGGACCATCGCCTCAGGCCGCTGCTATGCCACCTCCTCCACAGGATATGGGTCAACCAATTCCATCAATGGATCAGCCTATGCCTGATCAGAATATGGAAGTAGGTGGTGGCCCCCAGATGCCGCAGATTCCCCCACAGCCACAACAGCCACAGATGGGTGGAATGATGGGCGCATTACAGAAGCGTATGCCACAGGGTATGCCTCCTATGGGACAGCCACAGCAGCGTGGTGGTAATATGGGTAGGGCTATGGGCGGTGCGATGCGTCGTATGTTCTAATGTAGTTCAGTTGACTCATGCTGATAATGTGCAAAGGTCTACCCGCGTCTGGTAAAAGTACGTGGGCGCTCGCACAACCCAACTGTGTAGTGATTAGTTCAGATGACATTCGAGTGCGCATGGGCGGCTTCAAACCAGAGCTAGAACATCTGGTTAAGATTGAGAAGTTAGCTCAGATTAGAAACGCACTACGTAAGGGACAGAATGTCATCTCGGATGATCCGAACTACGGCAAGTCAATCGAGAAAGAACTACGCGGACTTGCTCGTAGATTCGGTACTGAGTTTCAGATCCATGTATTCGACACTCCAATAGAGGAATGTATTAGACGTGATGCACTCCGTCTTAAACATATCGGAGCGGATGCGATACGAAAGTATTTGAAGTATGGCTCGCAATCAGAATGAATGGAAACCCGAACCTAAGCAGGAGCTATTCCTATCCATTCCTACCTCCATTAAGGAAGCATTCTATGGTGGGGGTGCAGGTTCAGGTAAGTCTGATGTACTTCTTCTTTATGGTATCGTACACAGATGGCATGAACACCCCAAGTTCAAACAGGTGTTTATGCGGCGTTCTTTCCCTGAACTGAGGAACGAGATCATACCGAGAAGTCGCGAACTATACAGGAGATTCGGAGCTACATTAAATAAAACTGAGATGTGCTGGACGTTCCCACGAGAAGATCAGTATGGAACAGGTACATCAACTAAGACAGGATTCACTAACTCGGGTTCGATGATCTTTCTCGGACACTGTGAGAATGAAGATGATGTGCACAAATACGATTCAATGCAGATTAACTTGTTCACACCTGACGAGCTTACGAGCTTTACAGAGTGGATCTATCTCTACATCGGATTTCAACGAGTTCGCTCACCTGTGCCAGAACTGCCTGCAATTATCCGAGCAGCAGGGATGCCAGGCGGCATTGGACATACGTGGACGTATAAGCGGTTTATTAAACCAGCTCCGAGTGGCGGAAAACTTATCGTCGGACGTGGTGGAAACAAGCGAATCTACATCCACTCCACACTAGAAGATAATAAGCACATCGACCCTACGTATCGCCAGTCGCTACAGGGCATCACAATCGATGCTGAGCGTAAGGCGAAGTTACATGGCGATTGGGAAGCGTATCAGGGCCAGGTCTTTGACGAGTTCAGAGATCATAAGTTTGAGGATGAGCCAGCCAACGCAATTCATGTAGTACCGCACTTCGAGATTCCGAAATGGTGGCCTAAGATTGTAGTAGGCGACTGGGGTTTCAGGGCGATGACGTGGATTGGGTATGGCGCCATCTCTCCCACGCGTAGATTATACATCTATCGCGAGCAATGTTGGACTAAAACGAAGATAGCGGAGTGGGCACCTCATGTTAAAGCGTACATCGATAAGGAAAATCCGCGTCTTGTACGTTTCTGCAAATCCGCGGGGCAGGATCGTGGGCAGGAGCATACGATCCAGCAGCAAATTGAGGATGAACTCAAGGTACCGGTAGAGTTATCTAATAACACCCCCGGATCGCGTGTGGCGGGTAAGATTCTGATTCACGAATATCTAAGATGGCAGCCCAAATTCATCAATCAGTTGGAGCTACCTGAATACGATGAGGAATACGCGATGTGGATTATGCGAAATAGGGGGATGGATGAATACAAAGCATACATGAATTCATTCCTCCCACAAGAGGAGGAGACTAATATCCCCAAATTACAGATACTAGAGGGCGCGTGTCCCATGCTGATTGAAGCTATTAAGGCTTGTTCATACGATAAGCCGAAGAATAACAAAGTCGTCGAAGATATCATGGAATTCGAGGGAGATGATCCCATCGATGGACTCAGATATCTGGTAGATGCGGCTGAAGGATTCTTCGATGAGTCGAATGAGGAATTTAAGAAGATACAGAAGCAAGAAATTCTGGTTCAGAAGCTAGCGGCTACTAACGATTGGACCGCGTACTATAGAAATTCCGCGAAACTCGAAGAGGGAACTGAAGATACCATCAAGCCGGTGGGCCGCTATCGTCATTAGTTAGTTAGTTTGTGAGAAATTGATGTTAAAACAGCTTTTTGCGAAATGGTTCGGGCTTGACCTTGTCCCTGCTTGTACTTCATGTGACATCCTCCGTGACCAACTCGAAAAGAGTGAGGTAGAGCGTAGAGAATTGTTGCATAAACTACTCGACCGAGGTCAGCCCGAGCCTGCTCCATCTGTTGTTTCAGAGGATTTACATCCCATCACTCCACAGTTCGTACCGTGGAGAGTGAAACAACAGATGTTAGAGCAGGAAGATCGTCGAACCGCTCAGTTAATGAAAGAAAAACAGAAGGAAATTTCCCAACTCGAACAGGAATTAGGTGTCAAGTGATCACATTAGTCATCACGCTCGTAATCATCGGCGTGTGTCTCTATCTGCTTGAAACTTACGTTCCTATGTCACCCCCTATGATTGTAATTATCAGGGTTGTGGTAATTCTGTTCTCCGTTCTCCTGATTCTGCGAGCGTTCAACATCGTTGATATTCCGATTCGCTGAATTTCAGCTAGTGAAACGAGAGCAGAGATGGGCTTCAAGAATGTAATGAAGAAAATCGGTAAGATTGCTCTTACCGCAGCACCATACGTAGCCGCACCGTTCACTGGCGGTCTATCACTCGCAGCTACAGGACTGGCTAACAAGGCAGTTGCGAAGTGGAGTGAACATGACGCGAAAGATGCCATCTCTAAAGGACTAGCGCCAAGTAACTTCGATAAAGTTCTGGGTAAGGTAGGAAATTACGCTAGTATGGCGTCCTCCTTCCTGCCTACAGGCGCACTAGGTTCAGTCGGTAAGCTAAGTTCAGCAGTAGGTGGAGCAAGTAAGGCTGCTAAAATCGCTACCACGGTGGGTAAGGGCGCGTCAAACGTACTCGGTGGCTCCTACAATGGTACCCCATCCAGTGCGGTAGGAAATGACCTACCATCGCAGGGTGGAATCGGTGGTAACATCGGTAGGAATACTGATTGGGGCAATTTGGCACAGTCAGTTGGTGGTCAAATCGCAGGTGACGTGATGGCTCGACGTTCAAATAGTCAGAGCGGTTCTACAGGAATCGGTCCATCCAGCGCATCTGTGGGAACTGCACAGCCACGTAGTAATAATTCATTTCAGGGCGGCGCGCGTTACCAACAGAGTATGGATTTGAATAACCCAAATCTGGCGAATTCCATCGCAGCCGGTCGTAAAGCAGCTACTAAAGATCAGGGCTTTAGGCGCGGATACGATGTCGTCACTCATGTAGGTGAACCTGACGAAGCTGGAACGTATGAGGAACGGATTACTCGTATGCCTCGTATTAGTTCTGATTTCGGTCGGCCCGGCGCACCCATCGGTGGATCGCGTTACAGCAAAAGAACTAAGCAGGCATCCTAGCCATGAGTAATCAAGAACTATCAGAAGAACTTAAAACTCAACTCAAACAAATCATCGATCATTTCGATGATGAGGATAGAGCTGTCCGCGATAGACAGATTAAGACGTGGCGTAAACTCAAGTTACTCTGGGAGAACGTACAGCATACCTATTTCAGTGAGGTTGCGCATGATTGGCGTATGCCTGATGTGGGTGCTTCAGGAGATGAATCGGATCAGGGTTTTTACGACAAGCCGGTTAACATTTTCCGAGCATATCTCGAATCTATCATAGCCGCACTCTCTATCACGGTGCCTCCTATCATCTGCTATCCCGATGATGCGGATAATCCGATGGATGTCATGACCGCTAAGGCGGGTGACAAGGTAGCTGCACTCATCTTCAAGCATAACGACGCTCCCCTCCTGTGGCTTCATGCACTATTTATCTTCTGCACAGAGGGTATGACCGCGTGCTACACCTATGCGAAGGAAGATGAGAAGTACGGGACATACAAGAAGAAGCAATACGAGGATGTGAACGAGGAACACGAGATTTCAATGTGCCCTCTCTGCAATGTTGAGATGGCAGATGATATCGTGTCGGAAACACAGAAAGCTAAGTTCGATCCTAACGACGAGGACGCGCAAATCAATTACATGATGGACTCTGGCATGGAAGTTTGCCAGAATTGTTCACAACAGGTGATTCCCGACAAGAGGAATCAAACAGTTACGTTCACTCGCTTGACGGGAGAGACGGATCATCCCAAGTCGCGAGTGTGCATGGAGGTGTATGGTGGATTATTTGTTAAAGTTCCCAACTGGGCGCGAAACCAAGCCGACTGCAACTATCTTATCTTTTCATACGAGACGCATTACGCAAATGTACTCGAACAATACCCTGAACTTCGTGACAAGATTGTTCGGCAGGGTCACTCCAATTACGATCTTTATGAGCAGTGGGGACGAACTTCCCCTCAGTACCGTAGTGAGCATCCCGTCAATAACGTCACGGTAAGGAATTGTTGGTTAAGACCGAGTGCGTATAACGTATTGAAGGAAGAAGAAGTCGAAGAACTGAGGAAACTGTATCCTAACGGATGCAAAGTGGTGGTAGTCAATGATCAAGTCGCTGACGCTTGTAACGAAGCTCTTGATGATCATTGGACTCTTACTCAGAATCCCCTTTCGGATTTTATTCACTTCGATCCGATTGGTCTACTTCTCACTTCGGTACAAGACATCACTAACGATCTCATATCGCTCGTACTTCAGACTGTTGAACATGGAATTCCGCAGACGTTTGCAGACCCTAAAGTATTAAACTTCAATGCGTATCGCAATAGTGAAGTCATTCCGGGTGGCATCTATCCGGCTACGCCTAAGTCTGGAAAACCTCTTAGTGAAGGCTTCTATGAGGTTAAGACGGCTACTTTATCGCAGGAAGTATTGCCATTTGCTCAGAAGATCCAAGAGATTGGGCAAATGGTATCTGGCGCATTGCCCTCTCTGTTTGGAGGGCAAATGTCAGGTAGCCGCACAGCGTCAGAATACTCGATGAGCCGTGCTCAGGCTCTCCAAAGGTTGCAGAGCACATGGAAGATGCTTCTACACTGGTGGAAGAACGTATATTCCAAGGCAATTCCTCTCTACATCAAGGAAATGAAGGATGACGAGAAGCAGGTAGAGCGAGATGAGTTCGGTAACTTCGTAAATACCTTCGTTCGGCGTGCTGAACTTGAGGGTAAGATCGGAAGTATCGAGCTAGAGGCGAATGAGAACCTGCCTATCTCGTGGAACCAGCAGAAAGATGCGTTAATGGAGTTGTTCCAACTGAACAACGAACAGGTTAACGCGACTCTCGCATCCCCGGAGAATATGCCCTATCTGCGTAAGGCTATTGGGCTGACAGACTACATTATCCCAGGTGAGGATGATAGACAGAAGCAGTATGAGGAGATTAAACTATTGTCTACCTCAGAGCCTATCGTGATGCCGCCTGATCCTATGATGATGCAGCAGGCGATGATGTCCGGTATGCCTCCACCCGAGCCACAGGAATTACCATCAATTGAAGTGGATTTCGATGTAGATGATCACCTGATGGAAGCCGATATTTGCCGTCGTTGGCTCGTATCGGATGCTGGTAGGCTGTTGAAGTTAGAGAATCCGACTGGATATAAGAACGTATTACTACACATGAAGGCGCATAAAGATGCCGACATGCAGAAGAAGTTCCAAGAACAGATGATGATGCAACCTCCGGGGCCAGGTATGAACCAAGGATCAGCCCCCTTACCGCCTGAAATGAATTCAGGTGTTCCATTAGGAATGGATCAAAATGCGCCTACAGTTCAATAGATTCTATTCACCCGATGATGCCCCCGGAACCAGCAATCAGGGAGATGGTGCGTCAGATGACAACTTAGAAACGCTGGAACTACTGAATGTCGAGGATGAACCTGAAGTAATCGACATTAAGGGCATTAAGGAGAAGTCATTAGATGATGATGACGAATCCACTCCAGATGACGAAGAAGAAGATGACGAACTAAAGGAACTCGAAGAAGAACTCGCAGGTCCGAAAGAGGAGGACTTAGAGTTAACTACGCCAGTTCGTCGTAAAGAAATATTAGCCAAGTATCCGAAGCTGTTTAAGGACTTTCCCTACTTAGAGAAGGCATATTACAGGGAACAGCAGTTCACGGAGATCACTCCGACTATTGAAGATGCGCGCGTAGCATCTGAAAAAGCGAAGATCATGGACATCGTGGAGCAGGAGATAATGTCAGGTGACATTAGCTCTGTTCTCGCGGCTGCTAAGGACGAGAATCAGGAAGCGTTCTATAAGGTAGTTGACAACTATCTCCCGACGCTTCGACGTGTAGACCAGCAGGCATACTATCATGTGCTTGGTAATGTCATCAAAGACACTATCATCACGATGGTTAAAGAGGGGCGAAATCTCGGAGATCAGGGTGCGCCCCTACAGGCAGCGGCTAATGTTCTGAACCAGTTCATTTTCGGTTCACAGAACTTTACTCCGCCCCAGAGATTAGCGCAGACTAGTCCTCAAGTAGATCGTCAGCAACAGCAGTTTCAGGAACAGCAGCGTCAGCAGGTATACGCTAAGTTTGAAGATACCCGCGAAACGTTGCAGACTAAAGCTGATAACGTGTTGATGTCTACTATTGATCAGAATATCGATCCTAACCAGACTATGACGGATTATGTGCGTAAGAACGCTGTTAGGGATGCACATGGTACGTTAGAGACACTGATTAGTAAGGACACTCGCTTTCGCGGATTGTTAGATCGACTGTGGGAGAAGGCGTTCCAGAGTGGATTTGACAAGGATTCGACAGATCGTATCAAGAGTGCGTATCTCTCAAAGGCTAAGACACTGTTGCCATCAGTGATTAAAAAGGCCCGTAATGAGGCTTTGAGAGGCCACTCACAGGCTCGTAGTTCGGACACTGGTAATACGGCTCGCAAAGCCCCAATAACACCTGGGAGATCCGCTTCCCCATCTAGCGGAAAGTTCAAGAAGTCGGGTGATATTCCGAAAGGAATGTCTACACTAGATGTGCTGATGTCTGACTGATGTAGTCAGATGGGGGATTCCTATGGCTGTTGTTGAAAGTCAGGTAGCCGCGCTCGAATTGGAGAAGGTTATCTCCAAAGTGCGCGTGCTGTTCGAGCGTGATGATAAGTTCTACGCGAACATCAAGAAGCGGGATGTGGAAAAAATTTCACACCGCCAGATGCGTGTTCCGTTAGAACTGCGGCCCGGTGGTAGCTTCCAGTATTTCAATCCAGATGGTGGTGATCTGGGTCGAGGTGGTGGGCCTACTTTCGATAAGGCTGTGTTGAATTGTGTGTTCGCGTCAGAGAACATCGAATACACGAAGTTGACACAGTGGGCCACTGATGATGCGCGTAAGGCGGTCATCAACTCTGTGCGTCGGTTAACTGCTACCGCATTAGATGAAATGCGTAGGCAGCTCGACTCTCAGATGATGCAGACGGGTGATGGCGTCATCGGTGTGGTGACGACTGATACGCCTGCTGGTGGTAGCAACGTACTCACTCTGACTACCGATGGATTCGGTGTCAGGTTGATGCGTTTCGGTCAGACGGTGCAGGTGTTCGATGCGGCTCTCGCTATCAATCGTGGTAGCGCGAAGATCACGCTGTATGACGTGGAGAACAAGACTATTCAGTTGACTCCACAGATTGCTGGCGTGGTTCCGGGCGATAAGATCGTTACTGACGGTCTTGCTTCTCCCGCATCGCTCCCGGCGCTGTTCGGTGTTCCCTATCATCACTCGAATGCGAGTGCTGGCACTTGGTTGGGCTTCTCGCGTAGCACTACGCCTGAAGTGCGTGCTAACCGTGTGACGGGTAACAACGCAGCTTTGACTCTGCCTCTGCCGCGTCTTGCAATCAACAAGATCGGCAATCGTGTTGGAATTGATAACAATTTCAATCCGGTTGCATGGTTGCATCCGTGTCAGAAGCAGGCGTATGAGGAAATCGGACAGTTGGTTTCCATCATTCAAAAGACTGCGAAGGAAGAAAGTCTCAACATGTACTTCGGTGATGGTATGCAGCTCGCTGGTGCATCTACCAAGCCGTCGTTCAGTTGGGACAAGACGCGTATCGACTTCATTCTGGACGAGGTGTGGGGCCGCGGTGAAATCCTGCCGATTGGCTTCTACACTACGGACGGAAGGAAGATTTTCGAGATTCGTGGTGCGTCAGGTGGCGTAGCCGCAGCGGAAATCTTCTACATGGTGGTGGGTATGCAGACGTTCGTGACGAACCCTGCTGCGTGCTCATACATTGACCAGTTGGCCGTTCCCGTTGGTTACTAGGAAGGAGTAGGATCATGCCGATTCCGGATTCTGATTGGGCTGCGCTTACTCCATACGGGGGTAAGGCTACGACGATGGCGAGTGCTGCTACGCTGGCACCCGTATCGTTTCTTACCGTGTTGACTGGTAACGTGGCGGTAGTGAATATCGTACCGCCCGTTCCATTCGCACACATGCTGGCATTACAGTTCGCTGGAACTGCTGGCGTGACGGCTGCGGGTAACATTCTGACGGCTGTTGCATCCGTTGTGGGTGTGGCGATGCTGTTAGTCTACAATCCCGCCGCTGGTAAGTACGTTCCTGTCGGTTAGTTGAATCATTAGGTGGAGGTGGACAATGATTCCAGGAACGACTTCTAAACTCAGCGAGAGCACGGTGGCGTCAGCGGCTACTATCAATGCCAAGACGGACATCGTGCATGTCACTGGTTCAGTCGCTATCAATACTATTCTTCCGAATTTCGGTGGGGGGTTCTCTGGACTTCTCATCCTGAATTCGTTGGCTGGTGTTGCATTGGGTACGTCGGGTAACATCAACGTGGGTGTGACTGTTGTCGCTAACAGGCCCATCTGGTTGGTGTACTCGCGCGCACTCGGTAAGTGGCTGATCAACTCGGGCGTGTAATTGGGATGGAGTGCGTATTCTTCATTGGATGCGCACTCCTTCTTTTAGGTGACAAATGGAAAGTATTGAAACGCTCAATACGAGATTAGTAGATTTCTTCGGTACTGACTCGAATTCCGGCAAACCCATGTTCAGAATCGTGTGGGCGAACGATGAGACAGAGAAAAGAATGGTAGGTGAGACTGAGAATGGAGTCCAACTACTATTCGCTGAAGTGAGATTGGTGAAGAAATATCCCTATCTCAAGGATTTATACCTTTTAGAACAGTTGGTGGCAGTTCCCGATATGAATATCGATGAACTCCCAACGCAAAAGTTATCATACGAGCCACTGTGGGCATACTGTAACGATAAGAGAATACCCAGACCACCGACGTGGCCTGCGACGAAGCTCATTATCGATACGATGTTCGCTGTGAAGGGTGTTCATAGTCTGAGAAAGTATGTAGACTCTGAACTGAACACTACGGAAGATGGGAGACAGGAGCGAATTAAACTGATTCACGAAGAACTGTTCGGTGACGAGACTGAAACAGGTGATGCACTTCGCTATAAAGAGGGTATCGTCGTTCCTAACAGCTATCAGAGTACAGAGGAGAAACAGTAATGCAGGTCGGTGAATTTCCAGGACTACATCAAATGCACCGCAGGACTATTAGAGCTGCGGTAAATCCGATGGACAAGTCTACAGTAGTGTCCATCCTTCCGAAGCCTATCTACGAGCGTAAGGCTACGATTCAGCCGGGTATCTTCGAGATTTATCCCGGCACATTCGATGCACCCTCGGTTTTAGTCGTAGGTTCATCAAGCTGGTGGCGTGAAGTAGACGAGGAACAGCCTCTTTTAGAGATTCCTGTGAGTTCCATTCAGGTTGCGGATTCGATTGTACGTGACTACTCGAATGGACTGCTCGGATGCAACATGTCCGACCAGATGCCGGGATTGTTTTACATCCCCGGAGCATTTACATCAGCAGAGATCAAAGATCAGCACATGGCTCTCCTGCTGAGTGCGCATACAAAGCAGAGGAAGTGGTTCATGGAACTGATTAAGATGGCTGACATCTTATGGTCACGTTCCAACGGTAATCCCCTCTCGATTTCGGATGATGCTCGACTCGCGTGTAAGGAACTGAACATCTCCAATAAGCCGTGGTTGGGAGATTTACAGACGGCGGAATTGGTACGCTGCTTAGCATGTGGTTCATTGCGTAATCAGCTGTATCCTGTGTGTCAGACGTGTAAGGCAATCGTCGATCCGATTCGTGCAAAGGAACTTAACCTCGAATTTGCTAAGTAGGAGTCAGTCATGCCGCATACAGCTACCGTCACCGCGAAAACAGGCCCGGATCGTCAGGTCACGGCGTTACAGTTATTGGGAGTTATTGGTATCGACTTCCAGTTGAATGACAAGCGTCTGTTCGTGCAGGTTGAACAGGGTGTTGGCGATAACATCAAGGAATTCGATCTGACTGCGGTGACGACTGTGACTATCACCATCACGAACGGAAATTACGCTGTTACTGTAGCGTAGCTCTCGGGCAGATAGGAAGGAATCATGAGTACCACGGCAGTTACAGCAGGGCAGATTATGGATCGTGTAGCCAATCTGCTAAATGATCCGTCTAAAACGGATTACACCTATACTGTTCAACTGCCGTATCTCAATATGGCGATTGAAGAATTCTCCGAGATGCTAGCGGAATCTAATAGTCCATTCACTAACTTATCGTCAAGTAATGGAATGGCAGTACCAATGATTCTGCCTGCGGGATCATCATTATTGACACCTCCTGAATATCCTCCGCCATTTGTTAACTATCCACTTGATTTAATTGAAATTCAGGAGATAGGCGAGAGGCCAAACGGAGATAAGGGACCGTATATTAGATTACCAAGGAGAGAGTTTCAAGATATTTATCCTCAGACTAGCTCCTTGCTATATTGGGTATTTGAGCGGGGTGCGATCAGATTCAATCCACCCGGTGCAAATGTTCCAATGGATATTCAGATAAAATATCTCTATCAGGGAATTCCCTATGCAGTTAGCGCAGATTCAGTCATTGACGTGATTGGCTCTCGAACCTATCTCGCATATAAGACTGCTGCATTCTGTGCTCTGTTCATTGGAGAGAACGAATCGAGGGCTAAAGTACTCGAAGAACAGGCAAATATCGCGGTAGATAGAGCTATTAACATCAGTAATAAGGGCAAGCAGGAAATTGTTACCAGGCATCGTCCATTCCGTGCATCCTATAAGTCGAGGGGTGGATTCTAATGCCGGGCACTCGTGACCATGATCCAATCGTAATTGAAAATTTTGGTGGTCTGTGGGCTAGGGGCGATCATGAATCTGCTCCATCCGACCATTTTATTCAAGCTGATAATGTTCAATACTTTCCATCGGGGGTAGAAACTCGTTATGGAGTTCGCCCTTATCTAACTAATCCACTACCACCATTTAAGTGTCTGAGAGCATATAACTATATCACTCTAATAGGTGATACGGTTATCGCTCTGACTGAAGGTGGGAATATCTATCACATCACTGGTCCCTCCGGTGGTGCTACGACTCCGATTCTTACCATTCCAGCAATGGAAGATTTCGGATTCGTGGCGATTAACGGTAGAGGATACATTACTCCATTCAAGATTTATACGAACTCACAGGGCGAGAACTATTCGCTTGGACTCCAGAATGAATTCGTGTATGTTTGCAAAGGTGATGGAACTCCTGCTAGGAAGGCGGCCGGATTACCTCCTACTGGAACTCCACCTGGAACTCCACTTATTGTAACCAATGGAGCGGTTCAACCAACTGAGGTCACGGATACTGGACTTCATCTCCTAGCTATAGTTTATGAGACGGATACTGGATATCTCACAGCACTAGGACCGGAAGTATTCGGTCAGTTGGATTTCACGGGTATAAATCTAATTACCGTCTCAAATATTCCTGTAGCACCTGCTGGCGCTCATGTAATTCGACGTCATATCGTGTCAACGAAGGCTATCGTTAACTACAATGGAGATCAGAAGGGTTATCAGTTCTTCTTCATTCCGGGTGGAACGATTAACGACAACACAACTACAACTAAATCAGGAGCATACTTCGACTCAGATCTAATCTCTGACGCATCGCATCTGATCGATAATTTTAGTGAGATTCCAGCGGGAGTGAATCTGACTACATATCACTCACGGCTAGTCATTGTAGGAGAATATGGTATTCCAGAGACTCTACAGGGTTTACCGTCTGGAGTTACAGATAACCGTTCTATCGCTAGACTCTCATTTCCTGGTGAACCTGAATCTATATCTAAAATCGACGGGCTGCTCGTAGCTCCTTTAGATGGTCAGGCACTCACGAATGCGCAGGAGTTTCGAGACGTATTGTATTTGTTTAAGCACACGCGCACCTACTCATTCTCGGACAACAATGATGAGCCGGTTACGTGGCAGGAAGAAATACTTGATCAGGGCGTTGGCGCATCGGTGCATGGAATTGCTCAGGTTCTTGATACCGGCGGAGTGAATACTGACTTCCTCCTGATTATCGACTGGTCAGGACTGATGCTATTCAATGGCGTATTCGCGCGTCCGGAGATGTCGTGGAAGATTGAGGACTACTGGAAAACGATAATCCGAAATAACTTCCATCAGATGCAAATCGTGAATGATTCTATCAATAAGAAGATTTGGATTGTATTTCCCGAGCCGAATCGTGATGTAGTGATGCACGCAGACTACTCGGATGGCATGAATGCGATGAAGATTCAGTGGTCACGATGGCTATTTGAGATTGATGTCAATACGATTCTACTAATTGAAACGGATAAGCTAGTTTTGGGGTCTAGTGGACCGCATTCGACATCTGTTTTTAATCCTCTCACGGTGATTCCATAATGGCGATCCAACCACGCGCGGGTAGTTACCCATTATGGATGCGAAACACAAATAGGGAGCTGGCTCTCTCCGCTATTAGTTTCCCATCAGTTAAGCCCACTACAGAATTCAGTTGGAGTGTGTGGGTCAAACCAACTGCACCTAGAATTCCGCTACAACTTATAATTCATTCCCACATTGGAGGTAGCCAGATTGTAATTGGACACGACGGATTCAACTGGTATTTCTATTCGCGTGACCAGAATATAGCATTTCCCTCTGTACTAATCGCACCAGTCGTCATTGATGCGTGGACTCTAATCTGCTTTGCTAAGAGTGGAGTCACTACGAATATTTACATGGGGAATGAAGATCCACTCGCTACCCAACCGTGGTTGACACCAGTTCAAATAACTCCTGTGATGGGAGTTGATTGCACTATTGATGATGATTTTGACTCCTTCCAACTCATAGCTAATGCTGCGGGCGCTATCTGTGGGTTCAAATTCTGGAGTGTTGCTAACTCACAGGCGGTATTTGAGGCGCAATCACAGACGTGGCATGGAGATACGGGTGGAGTAGGAGTCAATCCATTCTGGGTAAGTCCTCTTAGAGTACCGGGTGATATCTCGAATACTCAGGTTCCTTACTCTGGATATGGTGAGGTGTGGAATCATGGTCATGCCTATTCAGCTCCATTAGGTGATCCGGGTACTCTAAACGCTGAGACTGATCCCGCTTACATGGCGAATACGAGTGCGTGTCAGGCATGGTTGTATCCTAGAATCACTCCACATTGTTTCATTGATCCCGGTCTGACTCCATTAGTTCCTACATTCTATAAGGCTCCACAGTTCTTCGAGTTCGCTGATTTAGGTTCCATCGCTACTGAGGACCATCAAATAATCAGTATTCAGTATGTGGGATTCTCATTTCCCTCAACGGCTGAGGCTGCTGCATTCAATGAATCATGGGGACTATTCAAGGATGAGGGTGGTGTAGAAGTATCTGATAGGATAGATCCACAGTATCGATTCTTTCCTGGTACCTCGTTGGGAAATTCGGTGGTAAATATTCCACCCGGAACTACGGGTATTCCTAAAGCTAGTACTGTATATCTGTGGAAATTTGGTGCTCAGTTCTTATGGAATCCTGTAACGCCGCAACGAGATGCGAGTCAGGCAAATCTCGCATACATGTTTCTCTACGTAACCTATTTGGGATATCCAACTGGTAATCCGGGGTTATCTGCTGAAGATATGGCGGGACTGTTTGTCATCGATCGTGGTGGACCCTCGGTAGATCGATATAATCGTAATGTGATAACGAGGATTCCACAACCCACGATTAGAACTGCCTACATTGGTGAATGATTTGAGGAAAGAGTCATGCCATTAGGTGCTTCAGCATCAGAGCAGAGTTCAGGTGAGGCTACATCTCACTTCTCCTCAATTCGTGTCAGAGTTGATGGAACGGGTCAGTTACAGTTGGCCGTGTTCTCACTCGGCGATTTGAGGTCGAAAGGTATGGTTCCGTTTACGATGGCGGAACGTAATAGATTCTCGCCTACTCGTATCGTGAATTTCGTTGAGCAGCGCGCATCATTCGCTCTCTATACGATTGATTTAGGTGCTAGATTTCGTATCAATCGTATCGTCATTTTCTCCAAGGAACTCTATCGGTCCTATCCGGGATCATAATGGCTTTCAGACCTCCACGTAGGGCACCAGAATTCGCTGATCTCAAATCTACTCTAGCTGCGACTAGAGATGTAGATAATTCCCTGTATCAAGTCGTTCAGGAGATTATCGAGAGGTTAAGCCAGTTCCAATTTGACACTACTTCAGCTGCATCAGATAGTGGTTCTGGCGGTGGAAGTGGCGGGGGAGCATCAGATGATGCTACATACCTCACTAAACTAGATGAAACTGCCGCATTACCGAATTCAGTTCAGTTCATGGCACGATATGGGCTGAAATTCGATGATTCTCAGGCTAAAAGACGAATTATTGACCTAGATTTAGAGTATTTAGGTAATTATACAGCCGGACCACTGTACTCGGATGGAGATGTCATCGTTGGACCAGATAATGTCGCATATCTGTGTGTTAAACCGACGAATGATGCTCCAATACCGTGGCCGGGAGTAGGAATAGCTACTGCTGTAGGTCCACCCGGACCTCCAGGTCCAGAAGGTGATATAGGACCACAAGGTATACAGGGACCAGTAGGTCCACAAGGACCACAGGGGCCACCCGGAGGAGCTGTAGCTGATGCCACATACTGGTTACAAGTAGCTCATGCAAATTTACCTAATGCGCACGCACTCGGACCTCTTGGTGTAGGTTATGTCAGATCAAATACAGGTATTCCGGCTGTCGTAGCTACGATTCCACTGACAGATACGACTGGGATACTACCGGATAATCGACTGACTGCGAACGTCGCGTTAAAGAACATTAATAATAATTTCGTAGCACAGACCATCGGATCATACTCTACATTTCGCGGTACTAATGCCGCGGTCTATTATGATGATACGAGTGCTCCGGTAAATCAACGTACATGGAGAGCACTCAATTACTCGAATGGAAATTGGGTCCATGAAGCATTAGATGATGCTGGTGGAGCTGTTCTCGCCAACTTTACAATGCGTCGAGATGGATACTTTCTAGCAGGTGGATTTTCAGGTGACGGTTTTTTCGTTACCGGCATACATGCACCCAATATCGCTACGGGAATCGTCAATACAGCCCGATTAGGTGCGGGTACAGCTAATGCCTCCACATTCCTTCGAGGAGATAATACGTGGCAGCCCATCAATATTCCACCTGCGTTTCCGTCTGGACTTATAGTAATTAGTGTAACACCATGTCCGCCCGGATGGACGCGAGTGGTGGTATGGGATGGATTATTCCTTCGATCTGGTCCTGTTGCTGGTGTAACGGGTGGTGCAGCTAGTCACTCACACGGAGCGGGTTCATTAGTAACTGCGGACCATACACACTTTGCAGGTCCATTAGCTGTTCCTAATCATACACATGGATTAAGTGGAGCTTCAGTTCCTAACCATACACATGGACCGGGTTCATTCCAAACACCGGGTCATAGTC